TTCCATATCTTGCAAGCCCATTTTTGCATTATCTCGTAAATCCTCAAAGAATTTTACACCGTAGTATCTGACGACATCAGCAGGAACTACGTATTCCCCTTCAGATAATTGTGCAGGAATATCATCACGTACTTCTTTAGCTGTAGATCCTGGAGGCACTTCGTTACCTGACACAGGGTCTCTCATCATTCCATCGTCACGAAGACCACCGTCCTCGAATGCAAAACTCATTTGTTGATTCATGTCTACTGTGCCTCCTTCGGCAAATCCTAGTTTTATACGTAGCTTATCCAATATAGATTCTTCATAGTCAGGAGACTTTGGTGGCTCTCCAGATTTTGTAAGCATGTCTTGGGCAGCTTCCATTAACTTAATATAAGGTCTATACTTATCTTTGTTTATCTGCCACCTATCTTCAGGCTTCCTTTTGATAGTTCTTTGAAAACGTTTGATTTCATCTACACTAGAGTCATCTAAATACTCTTTTTCAGGGGCTTCTCTAAGAACAGAATCCTCCAAGTCGTCAAACATTTCAACAATACCTTCGTGACTTTTGGATGTTCTTGCAGTAAGAAGCCTAAAAGTATCGTCCCCGTATTTATCTTTAAATTCTTTAATACCTGCAGATGGGCCTTCAGGGTGGTTATTGATACTCTCAATAATTCTATCAAAACCCCTGTGAGTCATTTCATGTGCCCAGACACGTTTATTAGCTAGTTCAGGGGCAATATAAATATCATCAGGCTTTACTGTTAGAGCTTTATTGTAAGGAATTTCATTAGCAATAGCTCTTTCAATAGCTCTCTTTTTAGACATCTCAGATGGAAAATAAAAAGCTGGTGGGAATACTTCATTACCCTTACCAGTCTTGTCAGAAGAAAAACCTGTAAAACCTAAACGAGCAATAGGATTCCAATGCATGGCAGGATCAAAGTCAGCTCTTGCCTCTACTTCAGCTAAACCGTACTGTCTCTCTGGGTCAGGTCTTAGACGAGGTTTAGGAGAAATTCTTCTATCTGAACCTGGTCTTAGCTTAGGTCTGACGGAACCACCTTCGGCAAATCTTGGGTTTTCTAGGTCAAACTCTTTACTCATATCGGAGATATCTATAACAATACCTTTAAGCATTTTAATATCAAGTCCATCAGAGTATTTAATATCGGGTAAAGCAGAAAGACTGTTTTGACCTTGGTAGGGTATATCTACGTCTCTATTAACCTTAATGGGATAGCTTTGCTCAAACTTTTTAAGAGCTTTTTCTAGGTCAGTAACATAAGTCTGGTATAACCTGTGTCCAGTTTTAATATTCCCATCTTTGTCCATTACCTGATTTTTTAAAGCCAAGTCTAACTCTTCACCATAAAATCTAGCACTTGCAATCTTTTCAAAAGGTGGAATAACAATTTTGTTTATACCCAACTGAGATGCTCTAGAAATTAAGTTTTGTAGGTTTAACTCTACACCTTCAATATTCTTTTTAATTGGTGGTGTCCCAAAATAAAAAGGATCTTTTCTGGCTTCTATATTAATTTCTGCTTGACCCCTAGTCTTTGAACCTCTTCGTAATACTGTGTCATGAAACTTACCTTCATCGTCTGACATATCATAAAGAAAAGTCCTAGCTCTAGATCTAAAATTTACTATAGCAGTGTTGATCTGCTCTTCTGTAGCATTAGGGTAAGATTTTTTTAACCATTCTTCTTGCTCATCACTAAGTGAGTCAATAAGTTGGTCACCCTTCTTTATATACTCCCTACTATTTACATCAACACCATTGTTATACTTATCGTCAAACTTTTTTATAGCAAAGTCTTTAAAATCATCAAAGTATCTACTTATAAGAAACCCAGCTTCAGCTTTTAAGTCATCCATATAAGTAGTACCAGAAGGACCAGAAGCTTGGCCCAATCTATTATTAACAAGAGACTCAAAGTCTAACTTTTTGTAGGTTTGATAACCACCTGATAACAAATCTGATTGTAACTCTTCAACAAGGATAAAGTCTTCATCACCTAATAACTCCCTTGTTTCATCACTAAGGTTAGATGTATCTGGCTCCATTACAGTATATCTTGTGTGAGCCAGTGTCTCCCGATCAAAATGCATTCTGTTTGGCTGTATAGCTGGGGCAGCATTGTCAGGATCAACATTTAGAGTAAGTTCATTATAACCTTTGGGTATGCCTATTGCAAGACCTTCATTTACTTGTCTCTGGAATCTGCTGAAATTATCTTGGCTTTTAGGCTTAACCTGAAAACTATATAGCTCCAACAGTTCTTTAGCTTGAGAAGGATCAAAGACGTTGTCTTTTTCTGCTTCAAAAATAGCTTTAGGAATATTTTTACTATTTACACGAGGGTCATTTTGAAGGATACTTAAAATTCTAGAACCAGTTAAAGGTACAGGTTTGTTAGAAGTCTTCTTTAAAAACTCATCAAGAACCTCTACGTTTATATTTTTAAAAGTTTGATCTGCACCTTTGTAAGGAGTCTGGTTAAAAAATGAATCTTCAGTATCAATAACATAGTCAACATAAGATTTAAAAGTTTGGGGGGTGTCTCCTACATAAATCTCAGAGTTTGGGGTAAGGAAATCATCCGAGTCTACAATATCTAAAATAATACTTTCAAAACGTTCGTTTAATCTATTCTCAGAACCTAAACCAAGCAAGTCTTTAAGTCGATATTTACCATCATCAAATTTTAAATCGCTAACTTTTCTATCGACAATAGAACCATTTTCAGCTAAAATTTTTACCCTAGCATTAAGAGGTTGATTACCAATATAAGCTTCAGGACCATTTACACGGACGCTATTAGTTAAATTAAGAGTTTGTCTAATCCCTTCAGCTAGGTCCATAATCTCTGCTGCTGAATTACTTCCCTCCTGTAAACCATTTTGTTTGTGCATTCTTTGCAATGCAGCAAGACGAAGTAGTTGTCCTGCATCAATTAATTCAAGTTTTTCTTTAAAAATTCTGCCTACTTCTTGTTCAATTTGATCTGCAAGATCTTCTGTATATGCGTCATAAGCTTTACTGTCAGTTACTTGATACATTACATTGTATTCGTCACCGTAATTAGCATGACCCTCAAACGCTAAGGTTGCAAAATCTTGTTTTATTTGATATCGTTCAGTAGGTGAAATTAAGTTGCTATAGAAACTTGCATCTTGGTTTCTTAGTTCAGGTACACCCTCCGCAACTGAAAGATCATACAAATCGTCAAATGTTTCAGTGTTAGTATAACTAGCAGGAGCAACCTCTGGCTTAGGTTTATCACGAGTTGTGAACATTCCTGGTACTTGAGCACCTGCAGGTTGTGCATCTGCTTTTGGTGTAGGTGTAGCGGATAGAAACTCTCTGTCACCAGAAAGCATAGCTTTAGTTTGACCTACAACATCTGCTTTAAGACCACTTGGAACTGCAGCAATACCAGCTTTAGCTACTGTAGTAACACCTTTAGCTGCAGGTACAAGCTCAAGTGCAGTAAGTGCATCACCTAGTACAGCTTCTCTAGCTTGAGTTACCTGTTCGTCAGTAGCTTGGTTGTAAGAAACTCCGTACATACGTTGAAGTCTGGTGTTTAAATCTTCAGAGCCAAGTCTAGTTACACTATCTTTAATTTCATTAACTACTTGTTTAGTAGTCTCTACTGGTGCTTGTACAAACTCTTTAGTACCTTCGTATACACCAACAGCTGCATCTTTTAAAAACTTAATCTCATCTTCGTTAATAGCTTTACCAAGCTTTTCACCGAAAGATTCATACTCATTGTCTAAACCTAAAATATTATCGACAATAAGTTCACCCCAGCTTAAGCCTTTATTAGGTTGCCCAAAAGCTTCAAGAGTTTGATCAGCCATTTACATGTTCCCTAAGAAGTAGCAAGGATCTAAGCACACGTATTTCACCCTGAGCACGATACAGTTCTTCTACATCTGTAATCTGCTCAAGGCGTTTGTGTACCTTATCTATTCGGTTCATGATCTCTTCCAGAAAAGGGTTATACAGTTCTGGATTGTTTACAAAAGGTTTTAAAGTATTATTCACGACGAGTTTCATTGTACCTGTGGGCCAGTGTTACCTGAGAAGCCCTGTTCTCCTGGCTGAGGCACTGTACCTGTTCCTATAGTACCACCCCCGCTACCTTGCGTATCCTGTACCTGTGCCCCTGCAGGAGCTTGCTGTGGGCCTCCTGGCTGTGGAGCACCTGCTGGTGGAGCTGGTGGTGGGTTCTCTGCTTGGAATTGCTTGAGTATTTCTGCTTGAGCTGCAGCTTCTGCCATGTTGTTGCCAACCTTATCAGGATCAAGATCCATAGACTTAGCAATCTCACGAACAATATAATCCATTCTAGCAAACGGTGCAAGTGCTGGGTTAGAAACAACCTGCATGAATTGCATCAAGCGTTGGCTACGTACTTCGTTAGCCATCAAGCTTTCTGTACCACGAGCTTTAACTTCCAGATCGCCTTTGATTTCCTTATCATAGTCAAACTGCATATTAAAGTTAAAGAATGCTTTGCCTAATGGTGCAAGTAAGTAGTCGTCAATATTCTTTACTACATTCCGTATACTGCCGTTGGCAGCAGACATAAGCATAGAAATACCAGAGGCAGTACGGCCCACTCCCGATACGCCTGTCTGACCATGTGCGAAGGAAGGAAAGCCAGTTGATTCATCTGCTAATACTCTCGCCTTGTCGAACATCTGCATGTTCTCGTTAGATACGTTAGGGAACTTAGTGCCAAAGATAGCTTGACCAGGTGCCCCTCCCTGTCTCCTAAACACTTTGCCTGGATACACGGAGAGGTCTTGCCCTGGGACGAGGTTAGTCTCGTCTACCTCAATAAGCAAATTACCAGATAGGGCAGCATTATCTACTGCCATACGCATAAAGCCATTCATAAGTGTTTGGGTGTCATCCATGTTTTCAGCAATACCTACACCGAAGATGCTGTATGGATTCATTTCGTAAGGTGCAGCAAAGTAAGGAATGTAAGCTGGAGTAAACGGATTCATTACTAGACGTAGTACTTGACCGTTAGCAATCCAGATGTTGACACTTAGTTGATCTGCATCTTTTAATTCTGAAGGGATATCTACCCCTTGATCTTCAATAATTTCTTTATCTACAAAACCCCAGAACTCTAGAACTTCAAAACGATCAGCTCTATCTTCTTCAGAGTTGTCTTCCATGATGTGCTCCCACCACTCTTTGCGGTAGTTTTCACCAAGACGTAGAACATTGTCGATAGCATTAGCACGGAAGTATGGACGATTCTTTAGAGCACGTACTTGAGAACGAGACATCTTGTGACGTTCTACTACAAACTCTGCTTCTTCCATAGTAGCTGCATCAGGGTCTGGATAGAAGTTCCAGATAGATACAGAAGTAGTTTGTGGAATTGTTTTAAATGTAGGTGAATATTCACCTTCGTCATCCCAGTTTGCGTATTCTTTGTCTACAGCAAATGGGCCTTTCATTACACCAGTACCAAACAAAGCACACTCAAATGCTGCAGCACGTAGGTGTTTCTTTGCGTGGGATTCTTCTAGCTGATCATGAATTTTCTTTTCCATTTTTTTAGCTGCAACTTCTGCAGGATGGATTTGTACAGCTGAAGGACTTCCATTAGTTCCAGGTTTGATATCGTCTGCAATAGCTTCCATAGAACCAGACAGTACGCCAAGACGTTCTCTAAACTCTGGGTAAGTTTCACCAGGAAGTAACTTGGCCATATCATCATCTACAGCCTTACGCATTTGCTCGTTGGTTTCAAAGTTTGCAACTTCTTCAATACCGTCAGGAAGTTTAGTTGGATCAATGCTAATAGGAAACTTATTGCCACCAAACAATACGTCAGCAATCTGACCGTAAGCAGCTAGTGTTTTAGTCTTAGTAACTTTAACAAATACACGAGACTTTTCTGTGGAAGTAAATTGAACATCAGGTCCATACAGTCCACGATAGTTACGGTAAGCTTGAATCCAACGTTCCTCATCAAGCTGACGAGCTGTGTCTGCTTTACTAAACTTTTCTTTAACAAATTGAACAATTTGACCTGCTACTGGATCGGAGTAATCTTCTTCCTCTACGTCTTCAATCGCAGAGGACTCTCCCATATCCATGATCATATCTTCAAAATCTTCTTCCATGTCTTATCCTTAATATCCAAAAGTTGGATCTGATGCTTGAAAGCCTGTGCGCTGGGCTGAGGGATCAAAATCAAATATATTACTTCTTGGTCTAGTCATTATACCATAACGTAGTGCATCATACAAGTGGTCTTCTGCATGTGTGTCTACATCTTCTGGGTTGTTTTTATCAAGAGGTAGACTAGGTATTTGTGCTATGCTTTGAGTACAGGTGCTAAAGAAAACCATTCTAGGTTCTTCTGTAAATTCGTCAACTTGCAGTCGTCTGTGTATTTCGTTCTTACCTGCAACACGAGAGCCTTTAGATCTATCGGAAGGTCTCCACCTACAACCTTTTAGAATCATCTGTTCTGCAAGGCTAGGGCCAGTATCACCACGATTATGCCAAAGAGAAGAGTCAAGAACTCCATAACGTATTCTTTCCCCTGCCTCTTCCTCTATTTCTAAGATCATATCAGCTAAGTCTGTAGCTGTAACCTTAGATACGTAAAGCTCTCTGTAGACTACCAGCTGTTCTGATCCTGGAACTACAGTAAACCAAAGAACCCCAGTGTAGGAACCGTAACCATAGTCACAAGCTCTGAAGCGTATCCAGTTATTTGGTATGTCGTATGGGTCAACAACATGGATGCTTCTGTTAAACTCTGGGAAAGCTGCTCCTTCGTTAATGTCCCAGTCACCTTCAAGCAACTGTCTTCGTTGATGTTCAGGCAAAGATAAAAGGTTGGCTTCATAGAGTCCATCGTCCGAAAGGTAAGGGTTATCAAAGAGGGTGGCTGGAATAAACTTCCGTTTGAACAGAGGCTCACCCTCTCTGCTATGACCTTTCGGCCAAGTTATCACCTCTCCGTTGTCATCAGTAGCATGGAACGACTTGTTTGGAGTCTGAGGGTCAATGAATGTTCTCTTAACCCACTGATGCCCAGGGCCACCTGGGTTGCTTGTTGCTCTCATATACAGTGGCAAACCAGATGCCTTAGTAGTACGGAGACGTGATCTCATGTAGTTCCAAGCATATGGTGTAGGCCATTGTGTAAGTTCGTCAAAGCCAATCCAGTTAAAAGCTTGACCTTGGTATCTCATAACGTCATCATCTCTATCAAGATATGACATCCACAATGTAGCACCTGATGGAGCTACCCAAGTCTTATCTCTTTCCATAAACTTAATTCCAGGAATAGCTTTTGGATAGAGTTGTTTACTTACCGATATAAGTTCCCTAAGTTCCTCTGTACTACGGCGTACAAGAAGCATTCTCGCATTTGGGTTCCCCAAGTAGCGTACAGGGTCGGCAACCATTGCATAGGATTTACCTCCACCAGCAGCACCTCCATAAAGAACCTCCTGTTCAGTTGCAGCCAAGAACTTGGTTTGAGGACCAGGGTTCGGCTCAAAGATTACTTCTTGTGCTGCTTGCTCAAAATCTAGCTCTTCAGGTTTCGGTTGAGCTGGTGTACTCTTTTTGGCCGAGGAGCCTACCTTCGAGCCTCTCCGCTTTTTCGAGGGCTTCTTTATAACGCTGGGCGAGGTAGCGTTGAGTTGCAGCTTCTGTCTTACGTTTTCGCTCAAGTTTCACTCTCTTGTATAAACCTACGTGGGAAATATATCTTCCAGATTGTGTACTGAGCCAAGCAGAGACTTCTCTATAGCTATATCTTTTAAGATGCTTTTTAGCCAGTTCAAACAGTTCTAGTTCCTCTGGAATTGGTAATAGTATATCACGATCATCTGGGTCTTGTCTATAGCCAAATGGTACATGGCTACCTAATCTTACCACAGGTTTCCAGACATACTCACCATCCACAAAGTCTGGCTTAGGTAACGTCCAAGTTTTATTCGTCTTCATCCGATTTTTGTGGCAGAATAAATAGTGGGCTTGCAGCAGAGACTTCTACTTTCTCTGTCTTCGTAAAGCCACTACGATCTAGGACATCTTTTGCAGCTGCCATCTTTTCTTTATTTCCTAGATCTGTTGGGTTGTTCATAACTTCAAACATAGAGTATGCAGCTTTTGTTGCAGACGAAGAAATAAACTGCTTTGTTAGTGCTGCAATTTCATCTGCAAGTGGTTCTGCTACTTGTCTAGAAGTAACAGCGTCAGCATACCCAGCAAGCTTCTTAGCTTTTACTAGGTTGCCCCCAGCTTCCTCAAACAATACGTCAAGGAACTTCTGTTGTTTTTCTGTTAGGTTTCTAGCCATTATGTCACCATATACATTATAAAGCCTAGAGTACCAAAGCCTATTGCTAAAAGTAATGCTGAGATAGTCCAAGTGATTATTGCTTCTTGCATCTCAGCCTTACGGTATTCTTGCTCTTTCTTTTGTTTTCTTATCTTAGCTTCTGTAGCTACAAGCTCATCCCAAGCAGATGGACCCATAGTAAAGCTAATGTAGTCCTTCAGCTCTTTTCGCATTTGTTCAGCTTTACGTTTAGCTGCAAATACTTCCATAGCTTCGGCTTCTACAGAACCTCCCAGTGTTTTCCACCACGGAGGGTTCTTTACTTGCTTCTCAGCTTGACCTAGGTCAGACATGTGGCCAGCCCATTTAGTTAGCTGGCTTGACATGTCCTGCAGGTCTTTGCCAATAGCAAAACCTTTTTTAAGTGCGTTGAAGGCAACAGTGGCCCCACTGATTATTGTAACTGGGTCCACGAGTCTCCTCCCAAAGAACTCACTTCACACCTTCGTGTACTACTCTTCTGATATCACCACGTCCGATACCTAAATCATTTAGTTCACGGTCTGACATTCTCCACAGGTGCATCTCTGCGATTCGTGCATTAGCCTGACGTTGACGTGCTTCGATTAATCTTTCAAAAAACTTTCTCATTGTTGTCTCCATAAATTGCTGCATTGCAGCTTACAGAGACTAGTTATACACACATAGTTATACTATACTATTGATAAAAATGCAACCCCGTTATCCGATAGGCACAAACGTTTCAGTTACAGTGATGATGCTATCAATATGTCCTGCTGCAGTAGGCACTACTTGTATCTTATCACCTGGTTGTAACACAAGGTCAATAGTAGAGAACTCGTGGTAGCCGCCACCAGCTAAACTCTTATCGTTCAAGAAGTGTGACGTATAAGCATCTGCTGCTATGTACCACTGAATAGTGACATCATTAGTGCTACCACCACCATTAGCTACAAGGATATACGTAACTTCTGCTGTGCAGTTAGCAGGGCAAACATACACGTCTTCTACTGCTGTGGTACTGTTGTGACCGTACACAGATTTCCTACGAGCAGGTTTACCAATAGAGTATTGGGTCATTACTTTTTCAATACTTTCTTAACTGTTTTAACTACCCAAGCTTCATTTACTTCGGTGTCAGGATCATCAGCAATAAAATGACCTTTTTCATCACGAGCACGAACCATTTCTAATTCTGTTTCTTCAACCTTAGCTTTTTTCTTAGGAGCTTTTTCTTGCTCTTGAATAAACTCCAATACCTCTGGGTTTTTAGTGTGCCACTCACCACGAATCTTTTCAGCAAGTACAGTGCCAATGTGATCTACAACCTTGTCACCCTCTAGCTTCATCTAAACAATCCTGTTGTTCTCATATCAATCAGGCCACCTTTAGCATACCCTTTTTTATTTTTGGACATACCGCCTTTGTTCATACCTGACTTAAGTGTTCCTTGGTAAGCTTCCATAGCTTCTTTCATAGTGCCGTACTTGCCACCATTCTTTTCATACCAAGCATTAAACTTTTGTCCAGCAGATGTACGTTTCTTTGTACCAGCCTTTTCTTCCCTAGCTTCTTGATTTCTTTTGTTAGCTGCATCAACTTCAATCTTTTCAGCTTTAGTCATTACACCCATTCCTGGACCTGCAGACTCTGAACCTGGACGTAGCTTAGGACGTGGAGAAGAATCACGCTTGCTGTCGCCTTTAATGTCTTTACCTTTAGCATTAGCCCAAGCAGTAAGTGCTGAACCTGTGTACTTACCCTTGTTCTTTTTCTTCCAAGCATCCAACTGCTCTTTAGTGACAGCAAGTTTTTTCTTACCGTCTTTACCCACAAAATACATTGACCCTGCTTTTTGAGCAGCTGCAACTGTTTTATAATCTTTATAAGAAGCCATTATTCACACCCTTTAATGCCAGTATTTAATTTACCAGTAGACCTTGTAAGTCCACCATGTTTATACCCCATAGCTTTAACTGCACCTGGAGCTACTTTACGTAGTTCTGCGATTCCTTTGTTGGGATTCTTTCCAGTATCCCCACCTTTACTCATACCCATGTGATAGCCTTTACCACCACAATGAGAACATCCTGCCCCTTTACACTTAGGACATTTAGTTTTACCTTTAGCCATGCCACCCTCTGCTGCTCTAAACTTTGCTGTTTTCTTTGCTATACTCTTTGGCTGTTTTACAAACTGCTTGCCAGCCTTTGTACCTTCACGTTTTGCTTTAGTGGTAGCTGCATATTCTGCAGACGACAAAGATTTAATTGCAGCCTCGGGTAAGTACCGTTCTCCAGTCTTAGCACTAGGCTTGCCACTCTTTGTGCGCCACTTCTGCTTTGTCCATTTCTTTAATGACTTCTGGGGAGCCTTCATGATTTATAGCCCCCGCCTTTTGCT